CAGGTGGGGGAGCAGCATCTGTATTTTATTTGGGTGGAAATATTGTAGTTACCGCTGGAGGCGGTGGCGGTGGTGGAGGTGGATCCTACTCATGTGGTGGTGCTCAACGTCCTGGTGGCACTGGCGGCACTGGTGGTGGGTTTTCATCTGGTGGTGTTGGTTTATCTAATGGTGGCGGCGGCGGTTCTCCTGGTGGTGGAGACGGCGGAGGCGGAGGCGGTGGAGGCGGCGGTTCTTCAGGCGGCGGTGGAGGCGGTCAAGGTGTTGATTGTAACTATGGCGGCGGTGGAGGAGGCGGTGGAACTTCCAGATACAACAGCAGTAAAGTTAGTTTTGTTAATCAGTCAACCAATAGTGGTAATGGTAGCATGACGCTATCATTCACAGTCACAATTGCCGAGATCACTTCATTTACTATATCACCTAATACTATAATTGCTGGACAATCTGCCACATTGTCGTGGAGTACTGCTGACTCTACATCAAGAAGTATCAATCAAGGTATTGGTTCTGTTGGTGTTTCTGGTTCAACTACAATTAGTCCTGGTAGTTCTAGAACTTATACAATGACTGCAATTGGATTAGCAGGTAATGATACAGCAGATGCTAGCATTACAGTTTATCCACCAACAATTGCTACCATTTCTGCATCCCCTAACTCAATAATTGTTGGACAAAATTCTACATTGAATTGGGTTGTTTCTGGTGCTGGTGGCACCACAGCATCTATTAATCAAGGTATTGGTGCTGTTGTTTTAACATCAAATACTTCAGTTTCACCATCAACCAGCACTACGTACACAATTAGTGCTAGTGGTCTTGGTGGTACTGATAGTGATAGTGTAACAATTTCAGTATATCAATTACCAGAAATTAGTTATAATGTTCCAACTAATATAGATTATGGAGATACTTTAGAATTTCCAGTAACATATAGATACGCTAGTGGTGGTGTCAATGGAACTATTACATATACTATGAGAAATTCCACTACTGGTTTGAACGAAACTCAAGTACAAAATGTATTTTTATCTGGAACTAGTTCGGATGAATCAGGTGCAGAGAAAACAGGTAATGTTGTTGCTAATATTCCATATGGTTTACATGGTGTATTTGCTATAGATATTTCTTTGTCTTCCAATGGTGCGGGAGGAGTTACAAATCAATTAGAAACTATAAATGTTAATGTTGATGAATTACCCGATAATATTACTCTACCAAATAGTTTAGAACAAATACCATCAGATGATGTAGAAGCACCTGATTTTGATATTGTTCTCAGTGATCCTATTATTGTAAGTGATATTGATGTTGCTGTTGAAATTAAATCAAACAAACCAATACAAGTTAGGTTTGATGACGATGATCCATTAATAAACTCCAATTGGTACGACGTGCGTCCTAACTAATGACACAAGATTTTAATTTTAGTAGTAGATCCAACGGCGGTCCTAAATTTTATGAGCCGAATTGGTCTCAGTTCATGAACAAATGGAATGTTGGGGGTAGGGATGCCAGTGGTACTCCTGGTCCTAATAGGACATATTCATGGACTATCACTTTTAATAATTATGGTAGACAACGATTCTATGCTAATTGTGATGATAATGGAGGGATTTATATTAATGGCAATTATGAAATGGGAATGGGTGGATTTGGAAATCCAAATTCTAGTCCAGACATTGGAAGTTTAGTCACTACCACAAATTATTATGGACCAGGCACATATACTCTTAGTGCTAATGCTAATAATAGTGGTGGTGGACCTTGGGGCATCGCAATTAAGTGGCAAGGATTTCTTCCACCACCACTTGTTTATGGATGTACAGATTCCCGTGCTTCAAACTATAATCCAAACGCAGATGTTAATAATGGAACTTGTGTATATCCCACACCATCTAATACTCTTACTATAACTCCTAATGTTATAATTGCGGGTGCGAATGCTACTCTAGCATGGTCTGTCAGTGGTTCTACATCACAAACTTTGACAGGTTCTGGTAGTGTTGCGTCTAGTGGGTCTTTAACAAAATCTCCTACTAATAGTACAACTTATACGTTAGTTTCGAGTTATTATGGTATCACCAGCAGAACTACTGATGTAACTATAACTGTATATCAACCAGTAGTTGCTCAATTTACAGGTGTATCTTCAAACCCTATTATTGTTGGACAATCAACAACTCTAACTTGGGTAGTATCAGGTTCTGCTAATACTCCTGCTACTATTAATCAAGGTATTGGTGCTGTATTGTTTAGTAGCAATAAATCTGTATCTCCATCTAGTACAACCACATATACTTTATCTGCCAGCGGACCTGGTGGTAGTGATAGTGATTCTGTGACTATCGTAGTAAATCAACTACCAGAAATTAGTTATAATGTTCCAACTAATATAGATTATGGAGCAAGCGTAGGGTTTGTAGTGACATATAGGTATGCAACAGGTGGAGTCAATGGTACAGCAGTTTATAGTGTTAGAAATCCTACTACTGGTAGTTTTATTACTGTTTCACAAAATATTAGTTTACCTGGAACAACATCTGATCAAAGTGGTAGTGCCATTACAGGTACCGTTAATTTAAGTATTCCTTGGACAGTACAAGGTGTATTTGGTATAGAAATTTCTTTAGCTGCTTCTGGTGGCGGTGGTACTACCAACGTATCGAACTCTATAGATGTCAGTATTGATGAACTACCTGACTCTATTACTATTGACCCTAGTCTAAATCAAGTTCCAACAGATAATGTATTGGCACCTGATCAAGAGTCAGTACTGAGTGACCCTATTATTGTTGATGATATTGATGTTGCTGTAGAAATTAGATCGAACAAACCAATTAAAGTTAAATTTGACGATGCTGATCCTCTAATTGAAGCAAATTGGAATGATGTCAGACAATCACCCTAAATACAATACGGGATAAAGTATAAGTTCGCATGGCGTATCAGTTTAGTGCTACCCCACTATATGTTGAGGAAGGTCAGTCCATCCAGTTTAGGTATGAGGCACCTCCTAGTTACTCGGAAGTTACTAATGTAACTATTGATATTGGTGAGCTCACTATTACTTGGGTTATTGAAACCAAGTTAGAAGATTTTGCTCCAGATCCATTCTTTCTACAGAATATAGATGAAGCAGAAAGTGATGTCATGTATACATATGCACAAACTGCGTTTCCTGATGATGGCGTTGCATATACTGGATTAACTCCTGGAGAACCAGATCCTCTTCGTAGTGGTGAAGAAGTTATTACTATTACTGGTTTAGATCCTGGAACTGAAGCACCATTATCAGTCACATCTAACGTATTAGATCCTAATGACTACGCTTATCGTGTTAATCAATATCTCACAGCAACTAGTTCATATGGTGCTTGGGGTCCATGGACAAGAGCAATTAACCAGACTATTTCTAACCTTGACAGAATTCAAGTTAGACTAAGAGCTTCTTCGGCACCATCTGATACCAAAAATGTTAACGTTGTTGTTGGTACTGGTTCTGCTGAATGGGAAATCACTACAGGTGCTATTCCTATCAACACTCCAAATCCTGCACCTAATTTCGGTAGTTTAAATAACCAAGAGTTGAATGCTCTTGTCTATAGCGACAGACCTCAGATTTTAGGGTTGACAACTCAAGCACTTATGACTGTTGATAATGGTGCTGAAATTGCTGTCTCTAATTTCAATACAACATTTACAAATGCTGATGGTTTTGAAGTTTTATCTAATATTATTGGTACATGGGGCAATAATAAAACAGTTCAGAATGGTCAATATGTTCAATTAAGAGGAACTAGTTCTGGAAGTGAGTTCTCGCCAAAGAATTTTAGTGTAACTATTGGTGATGGAAATGGTATTTCTGGATGGATAGTGACGACAGGTGCTGGTCTTGATGAAAATCCTGATAGTTTTGTCTTCCAAAATCTCGTCGAACAGATTCCTGGTAATGTTAATTATAGATCAACTGTTCAATCTGGATCGGCATCTAGTGGCAAAGCATTAATTGCTGGTCTAACTCCTGGTATATTTGTTCCTGTTTCTTTGAGGAGTGGTGACACTACATCTACAGCAAATCCGAGAATTAGTGTTAATGGTGGATCATCTGGTATTATTAGTAACATTCAAGTTCAAAATGGTGATATTATTGAATTAGTTCTTGATGGTAGTAATGATATTAGTAATCCCTTGCTTCCTGGTCAAGGATCAACAAAAATGGGTATTAATGTTGGTGATAGATTTGTCCCAACATGGTCTATTACTAATTGGACTGGTCCTGATACTAGTCCATCTTTTACTCCAATCAATCAAGTTTTAAATAGGACTCCTGGTGGAGCGAGTGTGATCGGACCTATAGGCTTGACAAATTTCAACTTACCGATTACAATATCAGCATCCAGTCTAGTTGCCTATAATGAGTTTAATTTTGCTACAGGCGAAAACATCGGTAACGTATTGTTCTCTCTTAATGGGGACACACCAGCACCTGGACCTCGTACATTGAGTCCTGATCCTGGTAATAATCCAGTATTTGTAACGATTATTTACCAACAACCAGGTAATGCTAATTTAGATCCAGTTGTAGGACTATCTCATTATGGTGTAGCAGATATTAGTTTTGGAACTGCAGCGCCATTTACACTTAGATCTGTAAACTATGCAGTAAAACCAGTTCCTCCATCATATCTTGGTGTTTGGTATTCCGAGAAGAATGCATTCTTTGCTGAAGAAGCATGGGAAGCAGTATCTAATTCAGATCCTGCAAATGCCAAGAGTTTTTATAGACAACCCAAGCTTGATGGTTATGCTATTGGTACTGTATTACCTGTACCTAGAGAAACTATTGCTGATGATGGTAACTTTGGTTATGGTGATATCGACATTAGATTCCCTGGATTCCTTGAATGTGATGGAACTTCAGTAGCAGCAGCAGAGTATCCTTGGTTATGGGAATCAATTGGTAACACCTATGGCGGAAATGCAACCTATATTAGTGCATCAAAAACATACTCTGGTAATTTCAACTTACCCGACTATCGTAATGTTAGAATGGTAGGACCTGGTAGAGTAGACTTTAATAAAGGATCATCTCCATCTGTTCCTGTTACTTCTGCTGGTGGTAGTGCAGAACTTCCTGGTTCTACTGGTGGTTGGTGGTATTTTGATGATGTAGATGTTTCTGCTGCCCCTGATCCCTTAGAACAGGTTATTGCACCAGCTGGACAGACTAGTGGAACAGAATCTTCGTTCTATACATTAGGAACACCAAGAACATTTGGTACAGAATTAGTAACTACTGAAGTTGACTTTACTGTTACAGGTAATGTTAATGCTAATGTTGGTCCTGTGACTAGTGTTTCTGTTCGTCCACCACAACATGAACACCAATTTATTACTGGTCAACCAGAAGATCCTGATGGTGATCCTGTTATTCCATGGAATATTTACGCATATCTACGTACTGCGAGTGAGGGATCACAAAGTTGGAGTGGTCAAAATGATAGTAAGGATGACGCAGTTGATGATGGTTACTGGGAAGATGCAAATTTCTGGAACTATGCTGATGCAGACAGAGAATTTAGTAGAGCAGGTCGTGGTTCTTTAGAAGATGTATTGCCTGGATCTGGTAGTACAACAGTTGCTTTCGGTAACTATTGGGGAACTCCTGCTGGTGATCTGCAGTCTGAAGCAAATAGTGATGGTAAGGGTGGTTCATTCTCACCTGATAGATTTGCTGCTATTGGTGCATTCACTCAAGATGCTGGTGTCATTGATACAACTGAAGGAAGAGCAAGAATTAAAAACTATCTATCCATCTACACAGGAACATTGACTCACGCACACTTGTTGGGTACTGATCCTGTATTAGATCCACAAAATGATTATACTTATGGTAATGTAAATGGCGATGCAGTTGCATATAGATCTGGTCTTGCTACGTTTAATTCCACATTTGACTTACAATTTAGTCAAAGCGACGTTCAAATTGAACTTAATCCAGCAACGTTTAGTTGGAATAACTCAACCAAACCAATTCCTCAAGCAAAAATGAATCCACAAAGGAAGGTTCCTATCCTAGCACCCTTCCATAAAATCAAATATATAATAAAGGCATACTGAGTTTTAAATAATGGTATCTAATACATTATCCAAGAAGGTCCAAGAATGGAGACCTTTAGAATTAATGATGAATGAGCAGATTACAAAAGCATCCTTTGATGACTTTATTGGAGTTTGGGACAATTTTGTACCTGAACCATTTTGTGATAAATGTATTGCATGGTTTGAGCATGTGATGAATGGCAATAGTTCAGGTGTTGATTTTGAGGAACTAGAAAGAGATTTTGGATCAAAAACTGATACCGAATATGTAGATGAATTTAAAATGGATGGTCACATCCAATATGGTAGTAATTTGTATAGAAAAGATCTTTCACTTCTAGCAAATTATTGCAATGATGGACTAAGTTACCAAGTTAATCAGTTTCTGAAGTCTTGTCTCAAGCATTATATCAGTGAGTACGGACAATTAAAAAATGTTCCTATGCTTTCAAGTGATATTAAAATGCAGAAGACACTACCTCAAGGTGGATATCATCAATGGCATTATGAAAACTCTGCTGCATCACATGCACAAAGAGAAGTTGTGTGGATGATTTATCTCAATGATGTAGATCCAGAGGCAGGTGGTGAGACTGAGTTTTTGTATCAAGGTAGAAGAATTAGACCAACAAAAGGCACAGTTGTATTCTTCCCTGCTGGCATGACACATGTCCATAAAGGAAATACCCTTCTTAAAGATGATAAATAT